GAGAAAGACGGCCATTCCTGTCACATCGTTCATTAATTTCACGACGGGTTCCATAACTCGGTTGAATTGATACGCCCCTACTACGGAATCGAACATTTCACGTTCTTTGTCTTGTAATCGAATGACGTACTCGATGGTTTCTTTCGGTTTGTTCTTCGACATCCGGATCACTCCGGTGATTCAGGCCAATTGTCGTAGGCGTCGTTTGCGGAGTCTGGGAAATCCTGCGGGAGGTCTCTCAATGCTGCGCGAAAGTCACGCCATGCTGTTGTCAGTGTCACATCTTTCAGAGCTCGCCAATCAGACTGGGCCAGAGCATCGTTCCTCTTCATTCGGACCCGCTCCCATGAAACGTCAAACTCTTCTACGCTGATGATGTCCGTCCCATGATAGGTGGTCGTCGTCCTATTCATATTCACCAATCCAGATTGCACATGATCCGTGCCTCGCTTGTCACCTGTAAGTTGGCCGGGGTGACTGTCGCTGGGAGCGTATGGGTGGTCCCTGTTTCTATCATCACCATCGAATACCCGTTCTCGACATCGCCAGTCGGACCGAGAGCGGCTTGAGTCGAGATGTTGACAGTTGACAGAGTGAAGCTCGTGTAAGTCGATCTTACCCAACCGAGCCAATAGGTTGTGCCTCTCACCAGGGTTACCGTTGAGGAGAAAGAGGTTTGACGTACGTTCCCAGTTGACACGTTCATATCCATCGTGGCATATCCTAGAAGCGCGTCTGGCAGACCATCGGTGGAGCTGTAGATCCCGGCGTAGAGGTTGGCACTTCCCGCAGAAGTGAGGTTGACTGTAAGACCTGCAACATCCCCATCATTAGGACAGATGAACGGGACATAGGCGGGGGTGTCATAGTTCATGACATCGGTTCCCGTAGAAGGCCCCAGTGATCCCCACGGTGCAGCTTGAGTGATTGAGAAATACTTGTAGGTGGCATTCTCTAGCACTCCCACTTGATCCATGCCACCCCCCCCGGCCTCTAGTAGCCCCGTCCATTCGCCGCTAACGCACAAACGAGCGAGGTTCACCACGATGAGGTCAAGCATTTCTTGTTCGTTCATGTCCTCTATGCTGATCGGGTTCCCTACGCTTTGCAGCTGCGAGAACGTCACAGAGTCTAGATCCAGGTTCTGCAGGAGGGGAAAGACCCTCTTTGCGGGCTTACGATCCTCTCTTCTCATCCTAGCAACCCGTCCCATTCCTGTTTGACTGACAGTCTAGCGAGGTTCACGATAATCAAACGCACACATTCTTCCCGGTTCAGCTCTTCAATTGAGATCGGATCGCCTGTTGAAGTAACTTGAGCATTGGTTACATTCTCTAGGTCGATGTTCTTCAGTAGCTTGTATACGCGCGGGGAGATGGATTCCATCATCTCATCCCCATGACTAGGATGACAAAGCCCCAGAAGTTGTTTGGAATGGTCACAGCACCGCGAGGGTCGAATGGTCCGGGCTTGGTAGGTCCGGGCGCTGCCCCGTTTCCATTGCCGTTATCCACTTGATAACCCGGCCAGTTCTCATATCCGAATCCTAAGCCCGGCCGCGGGGCTGCTTGGCCGCCATATCCGGGGAGTTGCGGACTGCCTACTTGCACCAATGCTGCCACCTCACTTGAGTTGCTTAGATCGCATTTTCGCTATTCGCTCGATGGAGTCGAGGTCTTTGGTTGAAATGAAGTCTCTGAGGTAGAGTTTCTTGGCTTTGCTCAGAATCTCCGCCAGTCTTCGGCGTCCTGCTGCCTTCGTCATGCGTGCCATTCAATCACGTCTAGGCGCTTGTGAGGAATTGGAACTTGTAGTTGAGTGCGATCCCTACCTTGGCGAATGCGAAGCCCGGTTGTTGAGTGACCGGGTCCGTTGCGCTGCAAGAACCGATGACGTTACCCAAAGCATCGACAGCGGCGAAGCCCTGATCCTCAATCAGGAGGCCATCGACAGAAGTTCCGAACCATTTCGTGATGGTGTCGCCGAACAAAGTGTCACCCAACGAATTGCCGGTTTGGAGATCTACTAGCTCGTTAGTCGCGCCGCCAGTCGGAGTGACGTGGAATATTCTTGAGACTCCGCGTGCGGTGTAGACTGCCGCGCTTGCTCCGCGATCCGCAGCCGTCTGATTCATGACCCGGACGATGTCTCCTGCTCTTAGAGTGTAAGGTTGGCAGAGCGCAGGGCTTCCATCTGTGACGGCCCCTGCCACCGACCACGGAATGATTGCAGCCACTAGGCCCTGCGAGAGGATGTAACAGTACCCCACGCCGTTAGGGCAGGACACCAGACCAGATATGACGGTCTTTCCGGGTGCGAAATCCCCAACGTTCGCCGCGACAGCCGTATAAACCGTATTTGTGGTTAGTGAGGTTTCAGTTCCTTCGGCGACTTCTAGCTTCAGGGGTATGTTCGTTCCGTCGGAGCATTGGAGACAACCCGTTACTGTGTTCGTGGCCATTTTATATCCGTACTCCTATTCCAAGTGGCTTCATTATGTTCCTGTTGACGTTGCTGATCGGCTTCCTCAAGAGCTTCTTGGCGAACTTCATGGTTATTCCGACCCCTATCGCACTGACAGCCATGGCCTGATAGTTCGCCATGAAGTTTGCTTGCATGGAATCGAAGGACGTTCCGGGATCGCTGACGATTGATGAGAGTGTGAGGCCACCGTTAGTGGTCGTCATGGCTGTTGAGCCTGCACCCGCGCCCTCGAAGCCGAGAACCCCCACTGGTGAATTGCCGAATACTCCGCCGGTGATGATGCTGGCGTATGCGTAGCTCTCTGCTAGGTTCATCAGGCTGATCGTCTTAGGCGAACGTCGCCTTGTTGCCTTCTTCCTGCGTGCCATAACGCGAGTGAAAGAAAATCTCGCTTATAATTATCACTATGTCTCTTCCATAGCTGCAAATTGTCCGTCCGGACCTCTGTTCGTCACAGTTGCGTCGATTGTATTGAGCTTCTGCTGCGCCATGCCTTGAATCAATGATGCAATAGCTCCTTGGATCGGGTTCGGCGGCTCGAAGTCACCGATCCCCCCATCCATGAGCCGATCTATCGTGCTCTTGAGTGCCATAGCCAGGCGTTCATCGAGTAATTCCAGCATGTTTGCAAGCTCTATCCTGATCCAGAGGCCGAGAATGATGACAGAAAGCAGTGTCAGGGCGCTCAAAACACCCAAAATAAGCAGTTCAGGGGCTACCATGTCTGTATACCGGGAGTCTACCGCCCATATACCTTCCTTCATCGTCCGATTTCCGTCAAAATACTAGAGAATCTTGAAAGCCGGTGGCTGGGGTGGGCTGGTTATCGCCGGCGGGAGGTGGTGTGGCTGAATGGGGCTTCGCCCCAGAAGCCAGCGCGACCTATACCTTCAGCGAGGATATTATTTAATAAAACTTCAAGTAGGGGAATCCCGTCTCGTCAATTGTGAAGGAAATAGATGACACCCCCGTCCCTGAAGGTGAAAGTGAATGCCCCTGTTGCGCCGAGCTGGCGATCAGGGTTGCCACCCTGGCGGTGGAAGTGGCAGACCTGCACCGCCGACGCAGGGTCTCCCGCCAGCAGGCTGTAGATCAAGACCCGGAGTGGTTCTGATGGCTGACATCTCCGACTGGATTGATGATGGCCCACCCTGCATGAATTGTGGAGAGAGAGTTCCAGACGCCGAGATCATCCCCGGTAAGGATGGGGTCGCATTCAAAGGGATTTGTAAATCGACCATCTGTCGAGAGCTTCCCCCAGGGGGAAACCCGTTCATGTATCTGGTGAGTTGAATGAAAGCTGTTCGCAAAGACGGGAAGCACCGTATCGAGATCGCTGAGTATTGGCGATGCCTAGGATGTCAGCAATTGAAACCCATGATATCACTCAAGTCACGCTGTATGATGCAGTGGAAAACTAACGCGTGGAATGGTTTCTGTATTGACTGCTGCTGCTTGAACAGCATGCGTCGGGTCGACTGCAATGATCCGACTGGGTTGGGGTGGGTGAGATGCCAGGAATAACCGCGAGTCTGTCGAACGCTGCCTTCGCCATCTGGGAGGAAGTTCCGAGGAAGTCCCGTAAATCCTCCCTAGGTGCTGCCGGGGATGAAGGGCGCTCTGCCTGGCTCTCCGAGGTCATCATAGATCATTACCAGGAGATGAAGAGATTCAAGCATGAGGTTGAATTCCACGTTGACGAGAAATTGGCATTGATGAGGAAACTCAGAGCTGTAAGAGAATCAAGGGACAGATTGCAGGAAGTCGTCTTAGAACGGACCGATGGCCCCAAATCGTAGTCGTTACCCCCCTACTTGAAGGGTCATTTTCATGGTTCTTGAGGGGGAGGTCCGAACCATGACCAATTCGGGTTCATCAGGTTGTACCAGATCCCCGTCCAGAAGGAAGTTCCGGTTTGTCCAGCTGCAGGACCGGTGACACCTGTTTCGGCTCTCTGCTTTTCGTGGGCTTCCATTCGCTGGATCCAGAAACTCTCAAGCAGTCCCTCGAGTGTCATTTCCCCACCTGTGGTGATTTTCAATACGAAGGTAGCACCTGCCAAACCCGTTGCAGCTACTATTGAGAGAAAGACGGCCATTCCTGTCACATCGTTCATTAATTTCACGACGGGTTCCATAACTCGGTTGAATTGATACGCCCCTACTACGGAATCGAACATTTCACGTTCTTTGTCTTGTAATCGAATGACGTACTCGATGGTTTCTTT